CACAAGGAAAAGGAACATACGGGAGCAAAGTAGGTCGTCCCCCCGCTAAAAAAGCCATGAATAAACGTCCAATGAAACGGGCAGCACGTAAGCGCAAATAGTGGCAAAGTTAGACAAGAGTAAGATGGCTTGCAATAAGCCCCGCAGGCAAATATCTGGGGGCAAAAAGTCAGTCGTCAAAGCCTGCCAAGATGGTAAGGAAAAAATAATTCGATTCGGAGATGCAAACATGAGCATTAAAAGCAGTAACCCTGATCGGAAACGGTCTTACTGCGCTCGTAGCGGAGGCATCAAAGGAACCAAAAATAAGCTGTCAGCCAATTACTGGTCTCGCAAAGCTTGGAAGTGTTAATATATGCCAAGATATTCAGGATACGGAGCAAATGATTCTAAGATTGTCGATGAGTTCGACACTGGATACTTTGGCTTTAATAACAGGTTTCGACCCGATCAGTTGAAGCCAGGCGTTCTTGCGGACTCTCGCAACGGTCGAATGGATCTAAATGGCGAATGGCAAGTCAGAAAAGGAATTGATAACATTACTAGCGAGCTAGTCGCTGGGACAGCTGGATTAGTCCTCAGTTTTACACTGGACGACCTTGGAACACTTCCAGTTATAAATAATAATGCACAGCCCAGAATTTGGGCATCTTGCGCTTATTCTGACCCAAGCGAAACCTCTAGCCAGTATATTGTTACTGCTCAGAACAGCGAGGCAATTGCAAGCGATCTTAATACAAATACAGCAGTCAAAGTTGCCTACCCTCCATCTTACACATTAGGAAGATTATCTTCCTTAACTCAAGCATTTAGACAAGTAATTCTTTTCACAGGAGGAAGAACATCTTTAGTTTGGGACGGAGTCGTTACTTCTGTCACCGCTGATAAGTTTGATATAGGAAAAACTTATAAAATTGATTCAATAGGAGACACTGTTTGGACAAACGTAGGAGCTACTTCGGGAACTGTAGGCGAAGTCTTTACTGCAACCGCAGCAGGAACGGGGACTGGGACTGCTTTTTCTGGTTTTACAAAAGTAGAAAGCGGAACTTACGCTCAACCCGATAGGCTCGGAGACAATACAAATAATACAGTAATAACAAACAATGTTGTTTCGCTCGTATCAACCAATCATGGTCTTAAAGTAGGAGATGAGATAGTTGTCGTAGACCCTGGATCAACCACATTGGTTGAGGGTGAAAATTATTTTGTTGCATTCGTTCCTAATGTTAACGGGTTTGCTTTTTTTGCACAAAAAAATAATTCTTCAAACACCCAAGCTCATTTTACAAGACCAGTATCTCAGGGCGTAGGGTTCGTGCATATGCCGGCCCCTCCATTTGGGGTTTATCACGGAGGAAGGCTAGTTGTTCCCTACGAATACACTGTAGAATCTACCCCTGAAACTTACTCCGACAGAAAAATTAAAGATGAGATAATTTTTTCTAACGGACTAGACATTAACACTTATGATGATGTTCCCAATACAAAACAATTAACAGCGGGAACTGCTGATTTTATTGTAGGTCTTCACTCTTTTTCGGATGATCAATTATTGATATTTAATCGAAATAGCATACATACGATCACTAGCACTATAAATATATCTCAAGCAGTAACAAGTCTTGTTACTGGAGAAATAGGCTGCGTGGCAAAAGACAGCATAGTTCAAGTAGGTGGTAATTTGTTCTTTTTATCTGACAGCGGAATATACGGAGCTTCCTTCCAGGATTTGTATAATCTAAGGGGAAACGAGGTTCCTTTGAGTGAAGCAATAGACAAAACGATTAAATTAATAAATAGAGATTTATGGCAAAATTCTTCTGCTGTATATTTTGACAACAAATATTACATTGCTGTTCCTTTGGATTCTATTAACAGCGAAGGAATCAGGGTCAAAGCCACAAACAATAATGCAGTTATAATTTATAACTTTATAAACAAACAGTGGGAGTCCATTGATTCGGTTCCATCTTTTGATTACGAAAAATTAATTCTCTCTGGAGATGGAGAAAAACGAGGAGTATATTGTGTAAATTCATTTGGAGGAGTTCACTTATTAGAAAGCAGAAATGATGGAACTGACAGAATTTCCGTTGATCCTTCAGCTTCAAATTTAGTTACAACGCAACCTATTGAATCCAGTTTAACGACTAGAGATTTTACCATCGGGACAACTGACAGAAAAAAATGGAACACTTTTGAGATGCAAGTTCAGTCTTCTGACATAGAAGTTTCTGATTTTGACATTTCGGCAGAAACAAAAAACATAGATTACAACCTAAATCTAGGGACTTTATCCTCTCGATTAAACAATAGTCCACTGGACATAAATGAAGATGTATCCATCCGTGGTAGAATAGGTAATAGTAGAGCTTACTCTATTCAATTTACTTTAAACAATTTCACGGGAAGACCTAGAATCAAATCAATTAAAACATCTGGAGGCGTAGCATTTAACTCCACAAATACGGCAATATAATGGCAGACATACTATCAATTCAAACTCCTTACCAGGATCAAGACACTGTAACCTCTACAAATCTTAACGATTTGGTAAAGAAAGCTACGTTTACATCCGCAGTTGTTGACGGGGCAACTACACAACTTTCTTCTGGGGCAATAATTGTCCGAGACGGTGGGATTACCACTAATAAAATCTTAAACGAATCAGTTACTCTGCAAAAACTAGACACAGCTACTCAAGGCAAATTGCTACAAGGTCTTGAAATAGAAGCTGGAGTTAACGGTGAATCAATTGTTGGCGGGACTAAAGCTGGAAATCAAAGAGGAACTTTTGCTCTTGATATACAAAACAAAGAAACGACTGCTCCCTTAGACTACGTTGCAAGTGGTGACTCGGCAGTTGCTTACGGTTTTACAAACAAGGTTTCTTCAAATTATAGCACTGCCATTGGGCAGCGTAACGTCGCATCTGGGAATTATTCCTCTGCCATAGGATACTCGAATGCAGTATCTGGAGTTCAATCAATGGCAATTGGGAAAGATTGTTCTGCATCTGGAGCTTCAAGCATTGCCGCTGGTTATTTAAATATCTTAGCAGGAGCTAATTCCGCTGCTATAGGATATAGCAATGAAGTTGAAAGCGGTTGCACTGATTCCGCTGTTATAGGATATAGCAATTCCGTAACTGGAACTTCACAAAAATCTTTTGCCATCGGGGCAAATAATAAAGCAACTGGAAACACAGCGATTGCTCTCGGGACGAATAATGATGTAACAGCAAGTTTCTCGTCGGCAGTAGGAAGTAATAATACCGTTAGCGACACAGAGTCCCATGCCTTTGGTAGAAATATTTCAATATCTTCTCCATATAGTGCTGAAATCGGCATATGGAGTAGTAGCACAAACCGAAAGACCGCAGTAAAAGCTACTTACAATGGAGGGGTAGCTTTAACTTGCGAAAACAGTGCTAGTGCTCCTTCTGATCAATCTACCGCTGGAGCTGAAGACATTCAACAGCTAGGCAGAAGTATGTTTACTATACAGCGAAATGGCGACGCTTTTACCCTGTATTTCAACGATGGTGGAACAATCAAGTCACTGTCACTAGGAACTGTTTCCTAGCTTAAATTTTTGTAATAATGGTATACGGATCATCAACTACTAGAAGAGAGCCCAACGGGGTTTACGATAGTGACGGAAGACTCTACGGTTTTGTGCAGAGTTCTAACGGTGTTTACAACCAAAGTAACATATCCGACGCAATAGCGTATTTTGATGAGTTAAACGGAACTGGGCCATCAACGCTTACCAACTTTGATGGCTCTCCGGGCATAAGTCCTCCGTCGGGTGTTGATATAAGCCCCGACGACTCTGGTGTTTTCACCAGAAACATGACGGGTCAAGAGAGATGGGATTTACACAACTATCTTAAAACCGAGGCAGGAAGAGAACTGTCTGGCGATATCCGTGAAGACCTACTAACTTTAACCGTTCCAAACCATGGGTTAAGAAATAAAGACGCTGCCGTTGCTAACATAATGCAGTATACCTCGGAAGGAGGGTTAAATGGTCTGGCTGCGGCAAACTTTATTTTAAATGAAGCTGAAGCCGTGTTGGGGACAGACCTCGTAAATTTACCTGATCCCGCTTATTTTGTTAATCAAGTTTTAGATAGAACAATACCACCAGAGGTAAGAGACAGACTAGAGGTAAATGGAACAGCTTCAAAGTTAATACAAACAGCTGCTATAGCAGCTCAAATAGGAGGTTCACTAACTCAGGGCCAAGCGTTTTTGATCTCGAATGGTCTTCAGATGTTTGATGAAAACTCTGATAATATTAGTGGAATATACGGTCAGAATCAGATGGGAATCGTTCAGCAAGCTCTTGCTAACGATAGGCTTTATAACATTGGGGTATATGGAATCCCCGATTTAACCACAACGGAAAGGCAACAACTTGAAGGAACTTATGTAGATGCTGGATTAGACCCAGATAGCGCAGAAGCTGACGCTGGTTTTTTGCAATCAATAGGTAATTTTATTGGAGACTTAGGAAGCAAGGTAAAAGTTGGAGCAGAAGATATTGCTTTTGCTTATCAAAAACATTTTGGAGGTGACCTTGGTCAAGTTGCTTCTACGGCTATATTAAGTCAAGTTTTAGGAAACACTGCTATTGGCACAATATCTGGCAACCCTATACCTGCGATAGCAGTAGTTCCAATGATACTGAACTACGTTACTAATGCCTTGTTGCCCGGAACGGCTCAAGAGTTGCGGGACGAAATGGCTAGGCGGGGTCACACTGGAGAAATTACACCTTCAGACATATCATTGCTACAAGGAGATTTTCCAAACCCAGGTGACGGCCCCGCTGGAGTAGTAGATTTGTTAAAGAACCCAATGAACATTGTGGAGTCTCTTTACGAGAACTACATTGGCAATCTTCCAGTTGTTGGAGATGCAATTTCAAAAGTATTTGGAGTATATGGAGACAACGAATCCGCTGCTCCCGCTACAGCAGCCGAGCAAGCAGCTTTAAATGAGCTTTATGCACAAGCTCATTATAATCAACTTGCAGAAGATTTTCTCGGAGCAACCCCAGAGCAAGTTGAAGATTATTTAAGCAGGACAGAACAAATTCCAGCCACATACGAGGAATTAGCTGCACAAATTAACGAATATTACAAAGAGCAATTTCCCAATGCGGAAAGAGATGCTCAAATTAACGATTTAGAAAATCAACATCAAGCATTGTATGATGACCTTTTTGGTGACGATGATTTTATAAATGGATTAGGCAATATTAATCTTTCAGATTACGACAGTGTTGATGAATGGAACGCAGCACAAGATGCCTATACTAATGAATATGTTTCTGATTTAGAAGATATTAGAGACGAAATTAACAATTTAAGAAATGATGGAACCAGTCCAAGTGATAATACAACAGGGGATGAAAATAATATGAGTGATTACGACCAGAGAAGAGCTGACTTAGATGCAAGAGCAGATGCTAACCAAGCTGCGCGAGAGGCGTTGGATTTGGACTATAGCATGCACTATTTTGATGGATTGGAGCAAGCTACCGAAAATTCTACAAATGATACCTACGATGATGATGTGGACGCTTACGACAAGTCGTGGAGAGCAAGATCAGATGCTATTCAAGACGAGTATAACGCTATAAATGATGCCTATGACCAGTTAGCGGACGATCTGCGTAATGACCCTCCTCAATCTGGTCAATCTGGAGGCTCTGGCGACAATGACATTGGAGGGGACAATCTTGAGCCCCGCTGGAGCCCCGAGTATAGTTCGGAGTATAGCGAAGATACTCCCTACGCTATTACAAAATACGACAGCGATGGAAACCCATATACTGTGTATGGAAATAAAGATGCGCTAACGGAATCCACTGGTCTAGACGAAGGAGGAAGCTTTGATGAAGATGGAAATTATACTCCTCCTGCAAATGATGGTGGAGTAACAAACACCCAGAGCACTGAACCTGGTAGTGGCTTTACTAATAGCCCCGACGTAAGTCTTCCTCCTGTTGATCCAGGCGGTGGCGGAGGTGGCGGCGGTGGAGGAGGCGGCGGCGGCGGTGGCGGCGGCGGCACGACAGTGACCGCGGCAACGGCCGGCAAGGCTGGCGGACCGGGCGGACGCAACGGCGGCGGCGGTGGCGGCGGTGG